CTGTTGGAACTGTTGTAGCTTGAGGTGGTTCTCCTCCTCCAGGAACATCTGAAGAATTTCTATAAAAAGTATAAATACCAGAACCTTCAGCTGTTGCATCAACATTAGTTGATGAACCTACTACTAAATTAATATTAGTATTTCCTACTTCCCAAAAATGTATTCCTCTATTTCCCCATTCTTGAAATAAAATATTTAATGATCTTCTTGCAGTTTTTATTTGATGACCTGCAGTACCTACTAAACCTAAACGTTCGTAAGCATCTGCAATGATCTCATCAATTGAAAAGTTTTGATCAAATGCGTAGGCTGAAGAAGTAGTATTTGCCATCTAATCTCCTATCCAGCATAGAAGACTACTATTTGAATAAAGTCGCCTACATCGTAGGTTACATACAATCCATTAACTAGTCTAGCTCCTGTGCCATAAGCTGAAACTTGACCATTGTTTCCTCCAGCAGTTCCACTTGATTTATCTGTAGCAATTACAGTTCCTGCAGTTCCACTAGTTCTAAAACTACATGTTCCAGCGGCTGCGCCAGATGTAGTTCTAAAGCTACCAAATACTCCACCACCACCAATTTTTGCTCCTGCAGCGACACCAAAACCAACTGTTATATTAGCTGCTGGTTGTGATGTAAACTCAGCGGCTGTTACAGTTAAAAAAATTTTAGTTCCAGCAGTTAAAGTAGCACTTCCTGGTAATGCAATAGTTTCTGTTTGTGCGGCACCATCAACATCAGTTCCTGTAACTGTCATAGAAATTCCAGATTCAGATCCGTTAGTTGTAACAGTAACATTTCTTCCACCGCCATTGTGTGCGGCTGCAAGAGATGTTTGTGCCATAGTTGCAGATGTATTAGGTCTAGCTGCAGTTACAAAGTAATCAGGGTCAGCTGCTACTTCGTCACTTACACGTACCCAATTCATTAAAGTTATCGACATAATTTTCTCCTAATTATTTAGGCTCCCGAAGGAGCCTAAAATAATATTATTATCTTTGTTGTATAGTTTGGAACCAGTCGATTGCTAAATGATTAGCAACTGTGCCCTTACTATCGATAAACATGTTCATCTCTAAAGCTACATCATCTGGAACAGTAGTCGCTGCTTGCGTTCCTACTTTTTTACCATCTAAATATAACTTATATTGATTAGCTGTTTGACCAAGCTCAGTTCCTGCAGGTTGATAATGAAAACCTAATCTAACAGAGTTAGTTGGTTGTGCAAAAACAGTTGCAGTTTGAGTTGGAACAGTAGAGTCTAACATTGCAAAAGTAGAACCTGCTGCACTATCTTTCATATCGAAAGAAGTACCACCACCATTTTTTCTAGATAAGAATTGAATGCTAGTAGTGTCCTGTAAGTGAGAGAAACCAATACAATCAGTAGGAAGAGCAGCCGGACTTGTAAATCCATCTACTGCAAATCCAACATAGAAATTAAGTTCAGAAACATCTGTAACTGCTACTCTAGTTTCGAACCACCATTGTTTGCCTGAATTAAATTGCCAAACTTCTCCTGAAGCAATTCCATTATCTTCAGCAGCTCCTGGTGCATTGTCTCCGATTCTTAACCATCCGCCTGCATATTCAGAAAGAATAAATGCAGAACCAGTTTTTGTTTCAGTCCAATCTTCATCATTGTAGATAAGCCAATCGTTTTGATAAGCTGTTTCTTGGTTATAACCTCCAGTGATTAGGGGTTGTTTGATACCACTAAAAAGAGATGTATCTCCTTGTTTACCTCTAACGTTTGTTACGCCAGTTGAAAAGTGTGTAGTCATATTAATCAGCGCCTCCTCGCGCCAGTTATTCTTACTAAGCAAAGAATAACCAATTTATGATTTAATTATCTTAGTGACTTATTTATATATTATATTTTAATAGAGTGCAAGAGAGCCTTAAAAGAAAGTGCGATTTCAGCGATGTAGCTTTTGTTTAAGTAGCTACAGAAACTTGGGCAGCGGCATCATTAATTGCATTTTCTCTATTTGCAATTTTAGCTTCCTCGAGTTTAATGTCAGTGATAACTTCTCTAATTTTGTCATCAATTCTAACCATATCCAGAGTATATCTACCTTCTTGTTCATACTCCAGTTGCCACCTCAACTCCAAGGACCTTTTTTGTTTGTACAGGTCTTGTACCATCTATAACCTCCTCATAGGTTATTCTATTCGTGGAACCAAACATTCCAGCGTATTCCCAAACTATACTTTTTTCTCCAATTTTGTCAAGGATAGAATTTTCTATAGATTCAGCATTATCTTCTGCTTCTACTTCAAAAGACGCAGAATGATTGTATGCCCATATTTTTACTAGGAATTTTCTCATTTTCTCACCATTATTATTAAATTGTGGCCGAACTATGTTCGGCCACAAAAATGATTATTGCTTACGCACCTTCGCAACCGAAGATACCTCTATAGTCAGATGCGCCAAAAGCGTATCTTTCTCTAGCTTTGTATCTAACGTTGCCAGTATCAAAGTCCCCTTCCATTGAAGTTGTCAATGGAGTTCTTGAGAACATTTTCATACCATTTGGAACGTCCGTGATAATGTACCAAGAATCAGAGTCAGTTAAGAAATTGTTCACTCTGTAACCTTGAGGAATCATTCCCATACTGTTGACTGCATTGATGTCATTATCAGCTGTACCAGTTCTACCTTGAGATTTCATCAATCTTTCAGCGTTGAATTGGTTTGCAGAAGGAATTATCATTTTAACTCCTTTTGCTGCAATTCTTAAACCTCTTTCATCAGTCATCGCAGCGATGTCGATTAGCGATTGTTCTAATGAAGTTTCGTTCAAGTCAGCTTGTGTTGCTAAAGTGTTTGCTACTGTACCCGCGATAGTTGGGTGTGCTGTAGAAAACAAGTTTTCGCCATCACCTGTTTGAAACGCTGATGCTGCCGCTATTGACGGTAGACCATTGTTCAAAGGTGCTGCACCTTTAACTTCTTTAGCATTGGACATAGATCTTGCTAAAGCTTTTGTATATCTAGAAGAAAGTCTGTCATAAAGGTTGTCCTCTATTGCTTCTTCTGTGATAGCGAAAGCTAAAGCGATCGTTTCCATTGTGTATCTAGCAGTGTAAGTTTCTTGCGCGTCGTCGTACGCAATTCCTTGACCTTCCTGCTTTTCATACCTTTTGTATTCCAGCCCGAATAGTGCATTCAGACCTGGTTCTAGTTCTTTAACTAGCTGTGCTCGTGATATTGCCATGTCGTTATACTCCTATTATTGCCACGTAATACCAGCAGATCCAGTGTTTTGCAGATATTGATTAAGATTCTGACAAACGATAACCGTTGCGTTAGCTGAGATTAAATCGTTATTTTCAGGATCCTCTGCAGATCTTAGTAATCTGAAAGTATTTGCCGCGTTATCAACGTTTCCAATGTTTAGCTGTTTGCTTGATTGTCCAGAAGTTGTACTTCCTGCTGCATCTGCTTGAGTAACACCATAAGTTTTACCCATTGCTGCTCTAGCTAAATCGCTAGTAGCACCAATTTGCGCGTCTGCACCTACTGCAAAAAGTTGCAGTGGATTATCAATAACAAAAGCTGTTATGTCTTCGCTGTTGGCTGGAACAGTATTAGCTACGTAATGGTTTTGCCACGTTGGCTTTAAAGTTGTAGCCGCTGTGTAAAATATACCATTAAGAATGCCAATAGTTAGTTTCGTACGGCCGTCCTCTGCCTGAACAATGTATCCAGCTTTTGACTGAACACTAGTTCCTTGGAAGAGAGCTTTGCCATAGTTACTATCAATGTAGTATTTGCCTTGACCCTGAGTAGCTGGTGTTGAACCAACAGTACCTTGAGCTATAAGACCAAATCCTACTGTGTTTCTATTTGCCATAGTTATATTGCTCCTTATGAACCTGCCGTCGTTAAACGGCCTCCAGTTCGGTTAATTTATTCCGATAGTTTTAGAAATATTATTTCTTAGTACCACCGAAAGTGTGCTTAGAATTTCTATCAATTTTGATAGGCATTCTCTTATCCTGATCCCTAAGTAAGTCGGTTTCTACTGACTCGTCTTGACCTTCAGTTTGTTTTTGCTGATAGTCTACTCGAGCCTGCGCGAGTTCTTCGGGTATCCTTGCCAGGAGAAGGCCACCTACTCCAATGATTCCAGCGTATTTTCCGTCTAGCACTACAGGATATTGTTCTGAATCGTATTCGTCAGCTCTCACTAACTCATAACCAGATCTCAATCTTCCATGAATATTTTTGGAATCATTGAAACCCATTGACTCAGCTCTAATCCATCTGTGCCTAAATCCGTCAGGCGCTGGAGGTGCATCTAGAGATGATGGGGGCTTGTACTCTTTTGGTCTTTCAGTCTTTGACCGAGTTGCAGCCGCACGAGAAGTTTTTTTTTCGTCTTTTTTCATACTATGCTCCTTCCGTGAGTTTTAATTGTTTAGCATACTCTTCGAGTGGCACTCCTAATTTTTTAGCTATTGCTACTTGTGAGGAAGTGAGTCTCACTTGTTTGCGACCAGGTTTTGAGCTTCTGTTAGCTGAAGCTACCGACTGAACGG